CCTTCAAACAGACTTTTCAACAGTTCCATTTAGGTTTCCTTGAAGTTAACAATGTCTAGCTTGTATAAATGGTATTTAGCGTTTCGCAGAATTCTTTTTCAAGAAGTCCAGGAACTGCTCCATGTTATCCAAGATCGCTTTCTCATCCAGTGGCGCCTTCGCGAGTCGTTGGACCCACACTCCGCTTGCTTCTTGAATCCACTGCACTGACTCAGTCATCGCGTTGACATAACAGCGTTGACCGCTAGGGTTGTCCACGCCGTCGATAGCGTTCAACATGAACGACTTCACGAACGATGTGCCCTTTTGTTCGACCACATCACCGAGACCACGACTGGAGACGCCCAACTTGAAGTTGGCTTCCAGCAACGCCGCGATAATCTGGCCCTTTGGCGTGTTCAAAACCCGCGCCTTACCCTCTACATAGTTGCCCTTCCAATTGAGCGATTCAACCATCAGCGCCGCTTCAGCCGGGTCCGCGAAGGGCCGCGCCGGGTGATTCAACTCACCAATGGAACGGCGTTCCATGATGTAGTCCTTGATGTACGTTTCGACCGCTGGTTCCATCACAGACTTCGGATAGATGCGGCCGTTGCGGTTCTTGTCCTCAGCCTGAAGGAAGTTGCCTTCAATGTAGAGTTTCCGACCCGTGGAAGTCTCTTCATGAAGGACTTCGATGTTGTTTTGGTGCTCGGTCAGGAGAAACATGGTATTACCTTTGTCGTTTTATGCGTCTGGTTCTACGTCATCGCGATGGTTCTTGCTGGCCGGAGTTGATCGCTGTAAAAAGCGATGAGTATCCGGAGTAGAACCCTGCATGAAATGCGTATGGACGTGTACGTTGCGACCATTCTCTTTTGCGGAATGGATCACATAAGTCGCCTTCAAACCACGATGGTTGGTACTGGTGCTGCTGTGAATTACGTTGGTTTCATGTTTGGCCATATGTTGCCTAGCTGCCGTCTCATGATCACCTGGAGCCAAAGCGTTGCCGATCTTAGCTTCAGTCAAAAAGTCTTGGAATGATTTCATCATTTTCCTTTGAGCGGGTAGGTGGCCTTGAAGTGAGCCACTTCGGTCGGGTTGGTGATCACGCGCTCGCACGACATGCACTTCACCTTGTCCCGCTTATAGCCTTCTGATGGTGTCATGAACTCATGCACGTGGTACGCTCCATCTTTGTGAAGCGCGACCAGGCGATGCATCCCACTCGTTTCATAGGCTTCATGGGCAACGACTTTTGCGCCGTCACGCATGAGCTTGAACTTCTGCTTGTGGGCTGCATCAGCCGGAGCGAACTCATGGACCAACATTGACGATTTTTCAGCCAAGTAGTCCTTGAGTGCCATGATTACTTCCCGTCCTTGCCGCCGGAGACCGCTGCTGCGCCGCCGTGGGGCTTTGCATCCGTGGCACCTGGCTTCTTGGTGACATCCGGAATGGTAGGTTCGGGAGCCGTGGTGCTTCCACCCGAAACAGCAGCTGCACCGCCATGAGGAGTCGCTGACGTCGCGCCTTCCTTCTTGGGGACATCAGGAATTGTCGGGGTAGCAGCGCCAGCGCCGGAGACGGCCGCAGCACCACCATGAGGAGCATTCGACGTAGCGCCGGCAACCTTGGCCACGGTCGGGATCACCAGACCAGCAACAGCTTCCTTCACAACCAGCGCCGGATCATTGACGGTCGCATTGCCGGTCGTCTTGTCCGTGTTCACGGTCGTGCCGTCGCCTTGGTTGATCTCAGCGTCAGGAGCGTCGAGTGACTTTGCATCTTCAAACATCGACTTGGCGATGAATGATTGAGCGTTGCCCAACAGCGTTTCCTTAGCAGCGGTCAGCCGCGCCTTCAACGCAACAGCCGCTTCGTCCAGCTTACCAGCCTTGATTGCCTGGATCAGTTCTTTGATTTCCATCGCTATTCCTTGATTTAGAATACAGTATATTTCTACTTAGGGGTTTCAGCTTGTAGGCTGTCCGTCTGGAGCCGTAAAGCCAAAGCCGGGGGTGGTGATGGGCATCGGTGGTGGCAGGAGTGAGTTACCATCTGCATCCATCGTCGCCGGGTCCGGATATTCACCAGCAGCCAGTTCCTTTTTGATCTTTTTCGCCTGATCCTTGATGTCTTCGTCGGTCCAGTTCAGGACATTGCGCTTCACGAAGTCCTTGGAGAAGTATTTGCCCACATACTGGTCGATAGCAGCCAGGGTCGCGAGCCGATCATTCAGCAACTCCGCTTCCTGCTGTGCCTTCATGTACGAGTCAGACGCGTACTTGAATTGCACGAACGGTGCAACCAGCGTGTCCCAATCCTCTTGGGTCGTGATGTTCTTCAGGATCAACTGACGGCGCATGATCTCGCTGAATAGTTCACTGAAGCGACGGCGCAGACGCCGAACAAACTTGTCGAATTTCCACTCATCGCGGGTCACTTCAGCGCCGCGACCGCCCAGAGGCACCACGTCATCTTGCTCAATCCGGGATTGCGGGACGTTCAGCGACTTATACAGCTTGCGTTGGAAGTACAAGATGTCGTCGATGTCGTTCAGGTTCTGACCGCCTTGAAGCGTATCGATCTGGGTGCCTGACGAGCCTTCGCGACGCGGCAACCAGAAGTCTTCATTCATGCTGATCTGGTGGGCGTTGCCGTTGACCTTGCCCGAAGACGGATCATACACCATCTTGGACTTGTACTTGTTCATCGTGTGAACCATGTACTCTTCAGCTGCCTTTTTCGGGAGCGTGCCCACGTCGATGTAAAACACACGCCGTTCCGGAGCGCGGGTCAACCGATACACCACCATCGCATCTTCCATCATCCGGAGGTTGTTCAGGGGCTTGCGCGCCTTCTCAAGATTGGAGAGGATCGAACTGTTGTCTGATGCCAGGATTCCGGTGTGAACTTGAATCACCGAGTCAACTGAAAGGCGGATAGCTTGTGAGCGGCGTGTGACGCCGGAGCCGTTTGATTGGCGCTGACCAACCGCGCCCGCATCCGTGTTCGAGTCGCCAGCGAATGACTTGTCATACAGGAAGTATTCATCCACTTCCGTGATCTTTTCGACGCCGGTGAGCGGGTCGAGTGTTTTCTTGATCTCTTTGAACTTGCGTACAGCGCGCGGGTCGAGAGGGATCAGCTTGATGATACCGTCCTTGGGACGCTTCTCATCAACCACGCAGTGAAACACCAGACGGCCATCGACGTACCATTGGCGCACGCGCTCATAGGCTGTCCGGTTGAAATTCATGAGCTCGATGATGTGATCGAACTCATCCACAATCTTGTCCTTTACTCCATCGCCCACGTCAACCTTTTCGAGGTCAACAGATACCGGGTCTTCATCCTCGTCGCAGGATACAACCGCATTCACGATATCGTCAAGCGCGTTGTCCACTTCAGGATGGAACGCCATGAGACGGTATTCGTTGATGAGGTCGGATTGGGTCTGAAGCGAACCATGGAGATTGACGCTGTTCGTGACGGCGTAGGTCGTATCAATCAGCGCGGACGCGTCGTCATTCTCAACTTCGATGACGTTGTTGTTCGCGAGCACTTTCTGCTCTTCTTTGTTGACATTCGGGTTCTTCAACTTGAAGCCGAACATTCCCCCAAATCCACCCATTGACCAGTCGAACATACCCATAATGTGTTGCTCCTTGTGTATTCAAGATGTACTTATGGCTAAAAGAAAGGGCGACAAGATGCCGCCCTTCAGCCTTTCAAAAGCGCCGGAGCGCTCTGGTTTACCGCGTGGTGTTGCTGGCCAAGTTGATGTAACGGAACGTGACCGGGAATTCAGCAAACGAATCCTGCGATGACATATCCAGTTGCATTTGACCAACAGCAGTCGGCCAAGCATCCTGGAGGATGTACGTCTTGGTGACATTGTCGTTGATATCCAGCAGGTCCAGCTGCAGATCGGTCACGAAGCTGTCCAACGATACGAGACCGTTGTTCGATTCCGAACCGTTGATGCCTTCTGACCAGCGCTCAAACGAATCGCGTGAAACGAAGTCGTTTGTTGCCAGGATGTTGAGTGTGAATTCGCCGTATTGACGATCACCCGGAAGCGGCACATTGCGGCCGCTGTAAGCAACTTCCATCACGCCGAGCGTCGAAGCAGGCACATCAGCCGTCCGCGCGAGAGCGCGGGTCAGCCGTGATGTGTCGCCCGTACCGGCGAAAATCGGGAAGTTCACCGTCACGCCCCAGCGGTTCTGACGAACCACACCGGCAGCAATGGCTGTGCGAAATTCTGATACTGTGGACATTCATTTCTCCAATTTATGTTCTACTTAGTCAGGGACCGAAGCCCCTGACCTTGTGGATTAGCTGCCCGTGGCGGTTGTGCTCGATGAAGAGCTTGAACCTGTCACGTCCGTGAACGTCACACCCGAACCGACCGCGTTGAACTGCAGGACCACGAAGTTGATGCTGTTCGTGGGTTGCAGGTAGATCGTGCCGACCAATTGCTTGGCTTGACGCGTCGTGCCGCCGTTGTTGGTCGTGTCGCAAACCACTTGGACGTTTTCGAACGCGCGACGGCTTTGCATGCTACGCAGAAGCGGACGGACCGCATTCAGGAACTGCGTTTGCGTGGTCGTGTCGTTGATTTCGAACAGGAAATACTTCGAAGCTGTCGACAGCGACTTTTCAGCGATGATGAACGATTGACGCACGTTCATGTAGCCGTAGTTTGACGGACGGTTGGTGCTCATTTTGTCGCCAAACAGGATGATGCCATCGCCGGGGAAGTTCACAACCGGGTTCACCGCATTTGCATACAGCGTATCGCGTTGCGGCTTGTCCGGAGACCAACCCAACTTGATGTAGTTGTTGTACTGACCACGCGTGTAACCAGCCAGCGAATACCATGCTTCATACTGCGCTGTCGTCCGAGCCTGCAGACCAGCCGTACCACCAACCACAGGAATCCAACGGTTCACGTCATTGTACTTGTCGTACACGAGTGCCCAGTTGCTGTCGTTGAACGTGTAGGTCGAGTCCCGGTTCAGGTCCGAGTTACGCCACGTCAGGATGTCAGCGACTTCGTTGCCCTTGTTGTTCACCACGGCACCCATCGGAGGTCCGACGAAAGTCACGCAGTCAGCACGGCCTTCAGCGACTGTTACAGCCGATGATTGAACCTGTGCACCATTACCGCCGTGAGCGATGATGTAGTTGATGTCGTACTGGTCGCCGTTCGAGAAGTCCTGGAAATAAGACGTCATGTTGGCCGCATTGTCATCGACACCACCAGCCAGGAACACGTTGCGAGCCGTCAACAGGATCGTAGCATCACCCACAGCCACGTAAGCCGATTGACCGTTGATGACGTCCGCGAAATACTGCGAAGTACCATCAGCCAACTTCGAACCCTTGACATTGCTCAGCAGTTCGTACTTTTCCAGGATCGTGCCCAGACGGCCAGTGGAACTCACGTTCACGCTGAAAGTCAAGCCATCGACCGAGAGAGGAGCCGTTTGCGCAGCAGCCTTGCCTGGAACGAAGGTGCTATAAGCCACCGTAGCGCCATTTGCAACGATATTGCTGAACGGAGCGACACTCAGGGCGTTCAAGGCTGCAGCGATCTTGCCTGCGACCACGCTTGCCGTATCGCCGTTCGTCAGAGCAACAGTCGCGCCGAAAACGTTGATGCTGAAAGCCGTGACAGCTGCCGTCGTGATAGCCGTGACGATGGTCACGCCGGAGACGGTTTGCGTCGGGGTTGTTGCAACTGCTTGCACATTCACGAAGCTGTACTGGACAGTCGTGGAAGTCGGATTGCTCACGCCTTCATATGCTGCGGTGTTGTCGCCGAACACGGTGGCAATCTTGCCTGCAACGATAGCAGCGGTGTCGCCGTTCGTCAGGGCAATCGTTTCGCCGTACAGCGGGATGTTGAAGCTGGCGTTACCAACCGTGTTGATGACCGAAGTCGCGCTGATGCCGTTCTGGCTGACTTGAGCGATCTTGGTACGTGCAACCGGGACCGCGAAGATCACTTGAACGCTTGCGCCGTTCGCGCTGATGCTTGCGTACGTGCTCGGAACTGCTGCGAGAGCCGTAGCAACCTTACC